GATTATTACACTTAATTGTGCTTACCATTCTAGTGGTATACATTTTCAAAATTTCTTTTGCATCTTCACTATTGCTGTCGCCTGTCTCTGCAATTTTAGTACCAGCAAGAGCAGCACTAGAAAGACCAGCACCAGCAAAATCAGTAGGATCAGTAGGAATAGCAAGAGCAGCACCAGCAAGATCAGTAGGATCAGTAGGATCAGCAAGATCAGTAGGATCAGTAGGAATAGCAATAGGATTAGTATCACCACCACCACTCATCGCACCATTATCTTTATCACTAGATGATGAGACAACAGCAACTGCAACCTGCTCGATTTCGGTGTTGTCTGAACTTGGAATATCAGATTTGGTTTCAGCACTAGCAGCAGCAACTGCTACCGCAATTTGTTCTATCATACTATCATTATCAACTGGTTTATCAGATTCATTGACACATTTTTTTGGACAAGGACAACTTTCATTATTTGACTTATCACCAATGCTGGATCCTTGATCATTATTATCATTATTATCATTATTATTAGCATTTATAGATTTCTGCTTTTCTTCTTCGGTCTGATATTCAGTTAAATATTTGATTAACAAGACTTTATCAACAGATAGCGCATCTTTCAGTAAATCTGTTGCTAATTGCTTGATTTTTGCTTTCGGCGAATCCCTCTCATTGTATCCTGCCTCGTCGGCACAAGTGTCGTCTGTTCCAGCAACTGTTGCACATACAGCTTTAACAATATTTTTAGAATCTTCTACAAATTTATGATTATCTATCATTTTGAAATCTTTTCTAAGATTCGCTATTTGGGCACCACTAGCCGCATTAGATGCTACTGTATCTAATAATTCAGTCATTATCTATTCGTTTGATATATAGAGATAAAAAAATTGATTAAATTATACATTCACTAATTATTTACAAAATGTCAAGAACAGGTATCAAATTAAAGATTAAACCACATATTAAAAAAAATGTAGATGATCATAATAAAACGGAACCAGTTTTCAAAATAAATGCAGTGCGGACCAACACAAATGAAAATGCAAAAACAAAAAAAAAGAAAGATTCTCAGTCGAAAATCAATAAAAAACATTTGTGGAACATATTTGAAAGCGATAAAGAAGAGTTGAATAATAAAGAAGAAGGGACAGTAGAATGTGTATATACAACTCCTAAAGACGATAATTTATGTCATGCGTGCGATTCGTATTTGATGATAATGGAAGATGGATTTCCAACTTGCACCAATACAAAGTGTGGTATTATTTACAAAGATATTTTAGACTATTCGCCAGAATGGAGATATTATGGAGCAGACGATAAAAATGCGAATGATCCCACAAGATGCGGCAATCCAATTAATCCATTGTTGGTGCAGTCATCATTTGGTTGTAAAGTATTGTGTAGTAATAAATCTAGCTATGAAATGAAAAAAATACGCAAATGTTTAGAATGGCAATCAATGCCACATAAAGAAAAATCGTTATATGATGAATTTCAATTCATAACTACAATGGCACAGAATTCCGGTATACCAAAAATATTTATTGACGATGCAATTGCTATCCACAAAGATATTTCAGAACAAAAGATGTTTAGAGGATTGAATCGTGATGGTATCAAGTCCGCATCTATTTACATATCCTGTAGAAGTAATGGTTGTCCAAGAACCGCTCATGAAATAGCGGAAATATTTCATTTAGACAAAGCGAGTGCAACAAATGGTTGTGCAATGGCTGTAAATATATTGCAAAATATAGAAAGGGGTGACGTCAATAAAGAAAAAGGACATCTATGTGTCACATTACCCAGTTCATTTATAGAAAGGTATTGTAGTCGTTTGAATGTGCCCAATGAATTAACAATGTTGTGCAAATTTGTTGCAAAGAAAGTAGAACATAATCATCTCATCACTGATAATATTCCACACGCAATTGCAGCCGGAATTGTATATTTTATTTGTTATAATTGTAATATAGATACTTGTAAGCAAGATATCAAGGCAGTTTGTGGAGTAAGTGAAGTTACGATTAATAAGTGTTTTAAAAAATTAGAGGCATTAAAAGAAGATTTACTTCCTCAAGTCATAAGAACAAAATACAGTATATGTTGATATGATTATACCGAATTACGATAATTCCGTGAGCTTTTCATACTCTTATTTTTTATTTCATTATAACCGACTCCACAATAGATACAATTATCTAAAAAAATAGTTTTGTTATATGCACATTTATAATGATACATAGTATTGCAAATATTGCACATTAGATATTGGTTATCTTGAATTGTAATTGGCTCCGTGCATAAATGGCATACAATAATCGTAGATTTACAATTGCCCATTCGTATATTTAGTAATTTATTATTATATGCTTATAATAAATTATACCCATATTTTAATAATGTCGGCAGAACAAGATAATATACACTACACAATCGAAGAAATTGTAAAACCAGACGATGAAGACACTATTATAATTCCTAAAATAGTGTTTATAGTGCCATATAGAGATAGAGAACAACAGCAACAATTATTCGCTTCACAAATGAAGACTGTTATGGCCGATTATAATGAAATGAATTATAAAATATGCTATATCCACCAATGCGATACACGGAATTTCAATCGTGGTGCAATGAAAAATATAGGTTTCCTTTTTGTAAAAGAGAAGTATCCAAATAATTATAAAGAGATAACATTAGTATTTAACGATGTAGATACAATGCCTATTGCAAAGAATCTGCTACCTTATGAAACAAAATACAACAACGTGAAACATTTTTATGGTTTTACAAATACATTAGGTGGCATAGTTTCTATACTAGCCGGCGATTTCGAGAAAGTAAATGGCTTCCCAAATTATTGGTCGTGGGGATATGAAGATAACTTATTTCTGAATAGAATTCTTGTAGAAAAAATGAATGTAGACAGAGATGTATTTTATTCACATAAAGACCCGAATATACAACAATTCAGTGATTCAAGTGAAAGGATCATTAATAAAATAGAATACGAAAAATATAAGCGTCAAATTGATGACGGTATTAACAAATTAGCAAATGTGAAATATGAATATAATGACAAAACTGGTTTTGTAGACGTAGTTTCGTTCGATACTTATTATAAACACGATGCAACACAAGACAAAATCTACGATTTAAAACAGGGCCCGAGACCATTTCACAAAAGACGAGGAACGATGTCTATGTTTATGTGATATAAAATGCTAAAAATTGAATAATATTTATAAAAATAAATATTATTTAAAGACTCAAATGAAATTAATATAGACAATGAAAGTGTTTTTTGAAATACATACAACTTCTTGTAAGCCGGTTATATGTGCTGTAGATAATCAGCATACATTAAATGAGGCATACGAAACTATCGTATATAGTATAGAAAATAATACAATGTTGGACCGTGAAATGATACGTGATTTATTTATGCAAGACAATAAAAACAAAGATATTCTGTCTATAGTGCCTGATGACATATTACTCGAAGAATATATGAACCTGAATATCGAGTTTTTCCAAGCTCAATCTGTAGGCAGGATGGATAAAATGTATAAACTGTTTGTGATTGATAATATTTATCTCGATCGAAAATCAAAAAATAAACCCGCGCCGGTATATGACGACTCTTTGCTGTATGAAACGCCCGCTATTTCATTTTCAACTATCATAAAACATACGATTGGTGCGTTTTATGTCAAACTATAATAAAGTAATCGAGTCCCCTAGAAACATTTTGTAAGTAATGCCTATTTCATTATTCGACTGCCAAATACCGGATATTTTTATAATGTATATTTTTTTATGACTAGTGTGCATCTCGTCTTTATTAATTTTCATATTACCTTTATATAATTGTTTTGAAAGCAATGTATTAAATTTGAAGTTTTTCTGTTTAGTATCGCTATATAACTGCAATAACATAGTTTCTAATTTTGATAATGATTGTATAATAAAGTGATTTTTAGACGAATATGGGTCGAATTGAATATTATTGTCAATATTTTTGATTGTCAAAGGGATATTTAAAAAAATACTATTCATAGTAAACCACTCAGCAAGATAATTAATTTTAGTAAACGACCCATCCATAATAATATTTTTTTTGGGCTCCAGAAAAGAAGCGTTTTTTAGTGTAAAATCATCCAGGTTTATAGTAAAATTCATATTTCGATATATCTCATGGGGATTTATATTTATTAGGGTTTCGATATATAATAATTCTATATATATATATTATAGTATTCATGTCAGCAATGGTTCAAATGAGCAATATTCCGTTTGTCCAATGGAAGGGACAAACGTTTGACCAAATTCAATCTTTTATACGTAAAAATAATGTAGATACTGCATATGAACCAGATACAAATCGATCGAAATTCAGAGCGAACCCTTTGAAAATTTACCGTAGAGAAGTAGCTACCCACCAATCTGCAAATTGTAATGTGAGAACTTCTGTAAGTGTAGATGTATTTAATCAGCCTGGAGGCACTATTATTAATAGTTCTAGCACTACAACGAATGGTTTAGTAAATACTATTGATAACAACCTACCTAACAATACTTGTGAAACATATACCAATTGTAGCGTAATAACGTCTCCTGCTGAAAATGCTAGAAGAAGAGTGAGAAGCGGGGGGATGATCAAAAAGAAATTTGATAGTTCTCGTAATACAGATAATTATTTTACTACATCAAAGCAATATTTAGCTAGTCGCAATAGCACGTTCGAACAGAACCAATACAATTATATCCGTATGGGAGATAGCAGTAGCAAGCCAGGCACTAGTTTGGCGTCAAATAATTTGTATTCACCAAATGGTCTGAATCATTGTAAGAAATATTTCATCTCTGCTGATACCACAATTGGATATGAATGGATTGATGGAAACTCATTTTCGGTATCTGTTCCATCTGGATATTACTATTTGAGCGAAATAAATGAATTATTAAAGAATACTATGATTAGTAATCATCATTATTACACGAAAAATCAAGTAGGACTGAACCCAGACCCTTATCGTGATGTTCTCACATTTTTATTGAATATCTCTTATAATAATAACGACGATGTGGTTGAATTACAAAGTTTCCGCACGAGCACAACTGTGCACCCTGACGCAACATATATAGTTTCTAGTGATGCCACTTGGACGAAACCAGTAACGAGTATATACCCCCAATTTACAATATCTACTTCCCTAATGCAGGCTGCATTAGGTATCCCTCAAGCAAGTTATCCTTTAATTACAAATTCAACCACTAGCTTATTCCAGACCAAACAATCCGAAACTACTCCTGGATTACAACCTAATTATAGAAAGTTATATTACAAACCAAATAATCCTCAGTTTGCTAAGCAAGGTGCGGTATCATCTAGCGATTTAATCACCAGAAAGCGTTATAATTCGATTACTAACTCTGCTGTCATCTATTACAATTCATTAGGTCAATCAGTTGGCAATGCTCTTGCCTACGGTGTTCCTGTGGGGGGATACACCGTGAAAGATAAAATGGGCTTTCCTATGAAGAAAACCCCTACATTCAGTAAATATAGTGATGAAATGAAAAAATGCACTGTCACCAAAATATCCAATCAAATCTAAATTTGATAAATTCATAATATAATTTGAATATATTATGAATAATTTTCTTTATGATTTACTATGTAAAAATATATTCTCGGTATGACCGACATTAATATTATTGAATGGAATATTATGCTTGGTGCACCAATGAATTGCCTTTTGTATATTTAATTTTATAAGATTATCTACTTTTTCTTGGCTATTATGATTGTCAATGAGCGTAATCGTATAATGTATATTTTCAATTTGCTGCTGGCCAAAGATAGCATTATATTCTTCAAGTCGCGTAAGAAAATAATTTGTGATAGGTATATTCAAAAAACGGTGAATATATTGTGTTTCATCCAAAGATACCATTTTATTGAATGCATTATGAATATAAGAATAAAATGTGGTAGTAGACGAATACATAAAACCCTTACAAACTATATACTTTTCAGAGTTTGCATAACGACTCGTATTGGGTTTAACAATATACACTTTTTCGTAAAAACTAGATAATATTACCAATGCATCTATACTATGCTGCATAAAACAATCGAATATCTTCAATATAAAAGACCCTCCCTTCTTTTGAAGGACAAGGGCATAACTTATTTGCGCAAACAGTAATTGTGCAATGTTGATTTCTTGTTTGTTAAAATCGACTGAAAAATCAAATCCACCATCAGCGGTTATCAATTCCATAGAAGAACCATATTTTTCATTGCAATATTCGAAGTTCTCTAATGATAAAATATTACCCGTCTTATCTTTACCTGTTTCTATAAAGACATTCGGATGATGTTTCAAAAAATTATCTGTTTTTCGCCATCCTGGGATATTTGGGTCATTCTTATCGTCTAACAATGTAATCCCAATATATTGGTCATTCGGATTTTTTCGCAAATTAGCAATCGCCTCGATAAAGCCACCTGGCCCTTCCGCCAAATGAAACGTATTGATTTTATTACTATCATATTGTATATTAAATGTATGTAATAGCTCAATCATTTTAAAATAAGACCTCGACAATGGTTTATATTTTGATATACTTTTTTTCTTATGAGGGACTAATCCATGAACATATTCATACGGATTCGTATATTTTTTATAAACATCCCAATCATGTTGTTTTTCTTGTAATTTTTCTTTAATTTCATATAAATATCGGGATAATGAAAATGATATTTGTGGTTGGGGGGAATGGTTACTTGAAATGCAGTCCAAATGGTGATGAATTATATAGTTTGTTTTTGGCAGCAAGTAATATGTCATAAGAATATTTTATTATAATTTTCGATAATAAAATAAAGCGTAAATGTTTATATCATTTTGTCATACTACTTGGTTTGCATCTTTATATAATATATGTTCATAAATAATGTATCAAATCTAAATTATACATTTATATATATATATTAT